TGGGCTGCGGGGAAGCGCCGCCAGGAGACGGCACAAACGGCGGGTGGCGATTCGATGCGCGAAGGAATGGTTGAGCAAGGCATTGTCGGCAGGGAGGCCGGGGGGCGGATGTATGACGGCAAGGGCGGGACGGAGCTCGGCACCTCGGGCGGCAACCCCATGCCGATGCCGACCGTTGACGACACAGCGGTAACCGCAGAACCGAGCCCCGGCGAAGGCGTGACGCTGACGGACGATGGCGGCAAAGATGTGACCTTCGGCACCAAGCAGTTGGACGCGTTTGCCTTCAATACTGAATGGCTGCGCGTTTCGAAAGAGTTGGCCGATGACAGCTTCGTGGTGATGGAAACCTTCATTGCCAGTCTGCTCGGGGAGCGCCTTGCACGCATCGCCAACCTGCAACTGACCACCGGCACCGGGTCTTCGGCGCCGAATGGCGTTGTCACCGCAGCGGGCACAGGCATCACAGCAGCTGGTGCGGCAGCAATTACGTCGGATGAAATCATTGACCTCGAACACACGGTTGATCCGGCTTATCGGACGGGCGGTCGTGTGGGCTACATGATGAGCGACGCAACGCTGGCGGCTGTTCGCAAGCTCAAGGACGGTCAGGGCAACTACCTCTGGCAGATGGGCAACATCCAAGCGGGTGTCCCGGGCACGCTCAATGGGCGCCCATACTGGATCAACCAGGACATGCCCGCCATCGCGACGGGCAATAAGTCCATGCTGTTTGGAGACTTTTCCAAATACTTCGTCCGCAAGGTGGGCCAGCCGCTGATTGGCGCCATTCAGGACAAGGACTTCTGGCCCGGCTTTGGCATCGCCGGTTACATCCGCTTTGACGGTGAACTGTCGGACAACGCGGCAGTGAAGGCTCTGACGCAAGCGTAATCGCTTCTCAGGAGGGCGGGGCAACTCGCCCTCTCATAGAGGCGGTTAGGAGGCCATCATGAAAATCAAGCTGCTGACATCGCGCGCAGGCCCCGCTGGGGCGCAAAATGCCGGTGAGGTTGTCGATGTGAACAAGGCTGAGGCGCAGCGCATGATTGACGCTGGGCAGGCTGAACTCGTTCGCTCCGCACCGAAGGCCGAAAAGGCCGTTAAGGAGTGAGCTATCGCCGCGTCACAGTTGCGGATTTTGGTTCAGCGGTCATGACGGCTGCGGACGTGAAGCCGCATCTGCGCGTTGACTACGGCGACGACGACGCGCTTTTGGAAAGCTACATTGAGGAAGCGACCCGCTTTGTCGAAAAGCGGACCGGCACCGCAATGCGTGCGCAGACATGGGTGCTTACCTTAGACAGGTTCCCCCGTCACATCCAGCTTCCAGGCGGGCGCGTGACGTCGGTTGTGTCGATCGAATACGTCAATGCTGAACGGCTGCAGGTTATCCTTGCAGAGGCGGAATATACCGTCACGCTTGGAATTGCCCCGGCGGTTATGGAGGCGCAAGATGTGTGGCCGGGAACACAGCCGCGCGAAGGGGCTGTGGCGGTTACATACACTGTCGATGGTTCAAACGAGCCTGGGCTAATGCAGGCGGTCCGAATGCTCGTGGCTCACTGGTATGAATTTCGGGAGCCGGTCGGCACCGAAGCCAAAACGATGCCGTTTGGCCTTGAGGATCTCCTGAACATGTACGGAGCGGCGTGGTATGGCTGACTTTTATGCGCGCCGGCTGACCGGCCTTGTTGCGGCGCCGGTTAGCTGGATATTTGAGCCGAAACTATGACGGCTGGGCGCTTAAAGGATCGCGTGGAGTTCCAGCAAAGGGGCACAAGCGTTGGTGCTTTGGGCGGTCAGTCCGAAGTGTGGACAGCGCAATTCGAGCGCGCAGCCGAATTTTCGCATCTAAGCGGCGATGAAGGTGTCGAAGCGGCCCGCATTGCAGGCCGTGAGGTGTATCGGGTGAAGCTCCGGGCTTCTGCGGCGACGCAAGGGCTGACGACCGACGGCTGGCGCATTCGCGATGTACGCAGGGACAAGGTCTACAATATCCTGAGCGTTGATGGGCTGACGGACCGCGCTTGGGTCTGGCTGCGGGTCGAAGCGTGACCGTCACTGTGAAGCTGCAAGGCTTCAAAGAACTTGAGGCCGAACTAGCCAAAAGGAAAAACCCGACCGCACGTGGGGTCGGGCGCCGGGCGATGCGAAAGGCATTGATGCCCGTCAACGTGATGGCTAATGCCTTGTGGCCGGGCGCAAACGATCAGGCGTTCAGGATCACCAGCCGCGTTAGCCGTAGCCAGCCGCAGCCGCTTAACACGCCGACGATGCTCAACATGTTTGTCGGCTCCCCAGAGCGTCACGCTCACCTTTTGGAGTTTGGCACAGGTCCACGCGTTCAAAGAACAACAGGGCGGTTCACCGGGTCGGTGTCGCCTATCCCGATGCTGCAACCAGCTTGGGACGCGAACAAAGATGAGATGCTTGAAGAGCTGCGTCGCATCTTGGGTGAGGAAATCACGAAAACCTTTGCGCGCATTGCCGCCCGAGCATCGCGAGGCGCCTAATGGAAGAAGAACTGTTCGCCCTTCTTGATGATGGGTTGTCGTTTCCCGTTGCCTGGGGGCGACTTCCGCAAGGCACTGGCGCGCAGCGGGCGCGGATCACACGGACTTCAGCGGTGCGCCAAAGGCTTCTAGAAGGTCCGGGGCTGACACAAGGGCGCGTTCAAGTTGATTGTTTTGGCAATCAGGCTGAAGACGCGATTGCAGCCAGCCGGGCTGTTCGCGGGCTTTTGGAACACCATCGCGGCACGCGCATTTTGGGTGTTTTCTTAGACGCCATACGAGACTTCGATGAAGACGATGCGGGCATTTTGCACCGCGTCTCCCTGACCTTTTCGATCACTTACAATGAAACCTAAGCCGGAACACCCGGCGCGCTAGAGTAAGGAGAAGGCTATGCCGACCAAAGCGCTAATCGTTTCGGGTGCGACCTCGCAATGGGGCACGGACGGGACGACATACCAAAGCATCCCCGAGGCGCAGTCTCTAGTGGTCCCCACCACAGAGGTCGAATACGTAGAGGCCACTAATCTAGACAGCGGCGGGTTCCGCGAGTTTGTGCCAGGCCTCAAAGATGCAGGCGAATTGACCATCCCGTGCAACTACACGCCAGACCTCTATTCTGCGGCGCAGGGGTATCGTCAGAACGGCACGCTCGTTTATTTCCAGACGACACTGCCGGTTTTTCAGGGGCAAACGAGCGGTGACGTCTTCACCTTTCGTGGCTATGTGACGCCGTCGCTAGAAACCAACGCCACAGGCGAGATTATCTCGTTAAATCTCGGCGTTCGCACCTCAGGTGTTGTGACGTACGCTGGCGGGGCAACGTCCTGATGATTTCTTCGATCCAAGAGGAAATCGGCGGCAAGAGCTATACGCTCAAACTGTCTACCCGTGCGCAGGCGCGGGTAGAGCGGGAAATTGACGCCAGCATTTCATTAGTCCTTGCCGGTCTGGGAACAAAGTTTGGCGTCAATGCCATCTGCGAAATTATCGCGGCCAGTTTGAACGATGGCAAGGGCGGCGCAATCTCGCTAGTCTACGACATGGTGGATGATCTGGGTATGGTTAAGGCGCGCGGTGTTGTGGAGCGCTTGGTCTCGGCGGCGTTCGACTTTGGCGACACAAGTGACCAGCAAGAGGCCTCGGACAGCTCAAAAAAGTAGATTGGCCGCCGTGGCTTTCTGAGTGGGTGTCGCTAGGCCTAAATTATCCCGATTTCTGGGATTATTCTTGGGCCGAAGTCCTGCTGATTATGAAAGCGACTAAGGCCCGGGAGGCGCGGATGGCTTGGGTTGCGGGTCAATATGCGGCCATTGCCTACCACGACCCCAAAAGCCTCCCAGACGATCCGACGCACCAGAAATCGGATAGGGCGCGATCTGAGCAGAGTGAAGCCGACGCAATCGCGGCACGAGCTGTTTTGAAGGCATGGGCAAACCGGAGCGGAAAGCATGGCTGAACCAGTAGCATCGCTGCGCGCCCAATTATCACTGGACAGCGCTACATTTGAGCGGGGGGCCAAACGAGCGCAGCAGTCTATGACGCAGCTGCGCGGGTCAGCGTCACGGCTTGGCGGAAGCTTTTCAGGTCTAAACAGGGCGCTGGCGTCCAATGCGACTAGGAATGTTAGCCTCCAGCTTTCACAGGTTGCTCAACAGGCTTCTGCAACGGGCAACTTTATCCAAGCCCTCGCAATCCAGCTTCCCGACCTGACCCTTGCCTTCGGGCCACTAGGGATAGCAGCGGGTGTTGTCGCGGGCGCCCTTCTCCCTATGGCGGCAAACCTGTTTGGTGTTTCTGAGGGTGCGCGTGATTTCGATCAACGAATGGACCAGCTGAACAATACGTTAGAACGGTACATTTCAACAACTGAACAGATTGCGGCTGATGGTAAGTTGCATGAGCGATTTGGCAGAAACACTGCCGCAGCGCGCGAGTTTCTTAAGGAAATCGCCAACATTGAAAGGGCAAATCTACAGCAAGAAATAGAAGGCGCCTTGGGCGAGATGACTGACCCTTTTGGCCTTCAGGACACGCTTGCTGGCCTTCAGTTGGGGCGGGTTGCTGATGAAATTGGCTTAGAGCGGTCGTTTTCTGTCTTTACTCAAAAGGCACGTGACGCGCGCGACGAAATAGACGCGATTGCACAAACTGGCATCGACGCGTCAAATCGTCTGTTCAATGCAGTGGCGTCTGGTGATTTAGATCGACAAGTAGAAGCTGCGGAAAACATGCTGCGCGTCTACACGGATCTGGCAGATGCAGATGGGCAGCGGACAGACGCAGAAAACCAGTATATTCAAAGCCTGACCGAAGTTGTGCTGAAAATGCAGCAGCTTCAATCAGTCACGCTGGATGTAGCTGGAGCGACTGAACAAATTGCGGCTGGATATCGGGCAGTTGCTGGCGCGCAAACGACATTAGATCAGCAAACAGAGCAATACTTGCAAAAAACGGCTGCGTCGTTCCGGTCAACGTCGAGCCTGCGGGACACGATTGGAGAAGCTGCTTTTGAAGCGCTGCGCCTAGCTGGCGTTGATATGTCGGCCCCAATCTCTCAAAGCACGCTAGAAGCTGGGGAATTGGCCGCGCGGTTGGGGTCTTCTGTAGAAGAGGCTATTGCGCTTCAAAACCAGCCTATGTCGGCGCAAATTCTAGACGCAGCAGCGGCAGCACAAGCGTTGTCAAGCGAGTTAGGTGTTTCGCTGCGGACAGCTATGGCGCTGCAAGGAATGCTGTCTGATAGGCCGTCCGCTGATGTTTTTGATACTCGAGACGGTAGATACAATTCGGCTGAATTCAGGACCGAGCGCACGCGCCGCACAATGGAAAGCGGTGAATTGCTGCGGTCTGCAATAGTTCCAAGCTCTATGCGCGAGCCGACGAAACGCCGCCGCAGCGGCGGAGGTGGTGGCGGCACATCCGCAGCAGAACGTGAAATGAACGAAATGCTGCGCGAACGCGACCGCATTCTGGAAAGCCTCAAGACCGAACAAGACAAATACAACGACGCTCTGGCCCAAGCGGATCGGCTGCTAAAGGCAGGCGTGCTGACCAGTGAAGACTACGCAGCGTAAGTGGCTAATCTGTAAGACGCGCTGGCCAGCGTTTAATGCGAGGATCTACAACGCGGCATAGACAGCATCTCCGAAAGCATTGCCGACGCGATTGTCAGCGGTGAAGACCTCGGGGACGCGTTTTCCAATG